AAAAATTTCTTTAGTGGTCTTGTAATCGACCATTTTGACTCCATTTTCAAATTCAACTGGCTTGTCAATGTAGCCTCTTATTTTGAATTTTGGATTTTTACTCTCCAGTACAAAGTGTTTTTCTGGCTCTTTGATTTCACCCTTAATGTCCTCACCCAAGAAATCTAAATTTAAACCACAAAGAATCCACTCATCACACCAATTGTAATTTTCATCATTTAAGTACCCATCTCTAGTTAGGCTTTTTTTAACGAGTCTGCATATAGAAGGAACCACCTCAATGGTTCCAGCTTTTAGTATTTTGTTTATATACTTTTTGTGCCTCTCATTTAGCAAGACCTCTAAGACGAGGTGGCAAGCTGTACCTCTTGCGGAACCGGGGTTTGAGCTTTCAGGATAATTGTTGTGATATTCACACCAGTATTTCCAACTGCACCCCTCCAAGGTTTTGATTCTTGAGGCCGATAATATTTTTTCTTTACCCATCTATATTATTTGCTTTCCAGAGTTGTATTTCTTCGACCGTCATGTCTCCAAAGTCACCCTTGCTTGGTAGAGCCACTTGTATTTGGTCCCTGTCAAAGTATCTAGTCAGCCTGTTTAAGTTTTTCTCGGCAGCTTGATTGCCAGCGGAGTTTTTATCTTCGTCGTTATTAAAGGCTAAATATATCTTGTCTACATCAATACGTAAGAAATAGTTTATCAGACCTAAGCCTATTTGTAAACCAAAAGCTACTGCCACATTTTTCACACCAGCCTCCCAGAGAGACAGCATATCACCTATACTCTCGACAACAATTACCTCTTTACTTTGACGAATAATCTTATTGTTTACCTGCATCGGATATTTCCACTGACTTTTATCTCCGATATGTTTCCATTTGGGTCTTTTGGAATTAGGGTCGTTTACCAAGTCTCTACCAGAGACCCCCACTAAGTTTTTCTTGTAGTCGAAAATTGGAAAGACGTATCTATTTTTCA